TGCCGAGCTACAAGCGTTCGCTGAGCGCGAGCGCAAGCAGACCGAGCTCAATGATCTCAAACGGTTGATGCCGCCGGCCAGCATCGCACAACTATTGCAGCGCGCTGCCTCGAACTGGCAGATCACTGCGCCGGACATCTGCAACACGCTGGCCTGCGACATTCACATGCTTATGAAGATGGACCCCGCTGACGCATGGCAGAAACTGGTGGAGCACTATGAGCAGCGCAACAGTTAAGCGCGTTGGCAGCATCCTTGAGTTGCACACACCGTATAACGCTGGTCTGGTTGCGGCACTGAAGTCCATCGCGCCGGAGCATCGGCGTTGGGATGCTGCTGCGAAGGTGTGGCACGTATCGGCATCGCAGCAAACCGCCGTTGAGCAGATCGTGAGACAGTTCTACCCCGATGCACGGATCGATGCAGCACAGCCGATGCAGGCGCAACGCGAGACACGTGTGCTGCGTGTGGAGTATCTCAGTGCTCCAAAAGAACGCGCGGACGGATCGTTCTCCTCGTTTGGCTGGTGCAGCGAGTCTTGGTCGATAGTCATCCCCGATCGCGTGCTGCGTGAGTGGTTCAAAGAGGCGAAGCGCGATGAGCCACAAGCGAACAGCACACTGTACGGAACGCTAATGATCACGCAGCAAGCGAGTGCCGATGACATCCGCTCTGCTTATCGCCGTCTCGCGCGGCAATGGCATCCTGATGTGTGCAGCGAGCCGAATGCTGGTGACGTATTCAAACAGATCGTAGAAGCCAATCGCATCTTGAGTGATCCACTGCTGCGGCGCAAGTACAATGCGGGTCTGGCGCTGGAGTCCTCAGCGCAAACGAAGCAGACGCTGCGCCGGCGCGATCTATGGAATGAGGTGTCACGTTGGCAGTTGCCACTGCGCTGCGGCGTGATCACATGCGAAGGCACACAGGAACTCAAGTTCAGTGTCAGCCGCATTCTGCTGTGGCAGGACATTATTGACAATACTGGCCGAGTGCTGGTCACCTCGTGGCCGATCGGCGCTGATACGTTCACACGAAAGTGGGTGGAGCCATGAACTCATTGACCATTGTGCCTGGCAGCCTGCTCGATGCAGCACAGCGCGGCAACATCAGTCTGGCTGAATCGTTCCTGAGTTGCGATGCGCTCGTGATCGTCGACAGCTCGGGCAGCATGATCAGCCGAGATGCAAGCAATGGTCGCACGCGGCATCAGGCGGCACGCGATGAATTGCGCACGTTGCAATCGTCGCTGCCGGGACGGGTGGGTGTCATTGTGTTCAGCGACTCGGTGCGCTTCATCCCAGGCGGTGACTATCCCGAGCTGAACGGCGGAACTGATCTTGCGCAGGCGTTGCAGTTTGTGAAGATCGCCGACGACTGCGGGATCAGGATCATTGTGGTGAGTGACGGCGATCCCGATGATCGCCAGAGAGCACTCGCTGTGGCTTGTACGTTCAAGACACGCATCGACGCGATCCACATCGGGCCCGAACGCGAGAGCAGCGGGCGTGACTTCCTGCGCCAACTGTGTGCGGCGACGGGTGGCAAGTTCGTCACATCGGATCACATAGCCGAGATCGCCGAGCCGGTGCGTCTCATGCTCAATGGAGGCGGTTAATGACAACCTGTCCCATATGCAGCAAACCTCTTGATGCAGCCTATCGCACGGTAGCGCTCGATGGTGCGCGGCACGTCAATCTCTACGTGCATGCGGGTCGGTGTCATGCCGAGCTGCGACAGTGGACAGCCGAGCGCATCGCGTTGCATGTTGCTGGTCAGCAGATGAAGCAACATGTCACGCGTTGACAGACGATGCGATCTAGAGTAGAATGTTGATGCGGCGCGGCGACCGATTGGCAACCGGTTGGGGTACAGCGCGGCAAGAAGAATAAAAGGTCAAGGGGTGCTCCCGTTTTGTCTGCGGGTGGTACAGGTAACGCGATAGCCACGTCGCAACCCTTGACCGCCTGACCACTCGCAGAGAGAACGGGAGTTTTGCATTACTCCCGTTAATTGCATTGGCCATTCAGCATCTGATCGATACTGAGAAGGTGGCACAGACAAGCGGAGTATTTATCATTTGGACAGATCCACCTTATTCATCGGCACTCATTAAACGTGTGAATAGCACGGCTGATCCCATCGAGCTTGAAGGACATGCTTTGCATGCATTTCTCATGGGTGACTTTATCCCGGAAGGTGCACCAGAGCCATAACAGGAGTTTCTTGTGCCCACTACCACTAAGACCAAACCAGATGACATTGCAGCAGAATTGAAGCAGATCGGATTCGAGTTCGCTTACAACGAGTGTACCAACGCCATCGAGGTGAACGGCTCACAGATGAACGATGGCATCGAGGCTGAGTTGCGGTATACCGCGCGCATGCACGACATCCACAACATGGGTGCGCTCACTGATACGTTCGTTGCGTTGGCGTATCGCAACCGGTATCATCCGATCCGCGCTTACCTCAGCAGATGTTTGGCAGCCAGCAACGGGAAGGCCGATCACATTGCACAGCTCACTTCACACTTACGAGATAGCGATGGCGTGTTTGCCGCCTGGCTGCGCAAGTGGTTGATCGGTGCAGTGGCGAAAGTCATTCGCGCTGAGCAGAACCCGATGCTCGTGCTGGACGGCGCGCAAGGGATCGGCAAGAGCGAGTTTGCGCGCTGGCTGTGCACTGATCCAACTTATTTTATTGAATCAGCGATCACCCCGGATGATAAGGACTGCTATGCACGGCTCGCGAGTAAGTTCATCTGGGAGGTGGCTGAACTCGGTGCGACGATCAAGCGCGCTGATCGCGAGGCACTGAAGCACTTCATTACTATGCGGCAGGTCACAGTGAGACCGCCGTATGGACACCACGATCTCAACCGACCCGCAATGGCCTCACTGATCGGCACGGTGAACAACGAGAGTGGACTGCTGAACGATCCCACCGGCTCACGTCGTTTCCTGGTGTGCCACATCGATGCGATCAACTGGTCATACAGCAAGCTTGACGTTCAACAAATCTGGGCTGAAGCGTATGCCGCATTCCTCAACGGTGAATCGTGGCTGCTATCAGTTGCTGAAATGCAACACGCATCACAGATCAATGAACGCTATGACGTTGACGATCCCATCGAGAGTATCCTGGTGCAGGACTTCGAGATCGATTCCGCACACAATGACGATTGGTGGATGACGAGTATCGAGATCATGCTGCACGTGTTCGGCACGCAAGCGAGCGCATTGAACCGCATGAACGCGGCAGCACTCGGTACAGTGATGACACGGCTCGGCGTGAGCCGCATTCAACATCAAATGAAGGGTAAGCGCGTGTGGGGATATGCCGGTATCAGGTCGCTGACGGCTGGTGTGTCGGGGATCATTCCATGATGATGCACCAACAACTTGACAATAACGCGAAAGTTTGTTTGAAATTCAAACCTTGTGATGGAAGTGCACCATGTGCACCATCACTTTTGAGACTTTTTACAATTCTGCACCATGCAGGTATATTAGGTTTCTTTGTTGTTGTTGGTTGGGGTTATAAGAAGTCTGGAAACTGATGGTGCACATGGTGCACTCGATAGTTGGCGTGAGTGTTATGACAAGGCAAGGCGCGGCCGGGCAAGGCAAGGCTGGGCGCGGCGTGGCGAGGTATGGTCTGGTCTGGTCAGGTGTGGCAGGGCAAGGGTAGCACGCGGCGAGCGATTCTCGCCTCATTCCGAAAGGGGATGAATCGATGTCCATCAAGAGTGTGAAGGTCGTGATCAAAGGTACGTCGGCGTTGCTGATGCACTCGTATCCGATGGTTGCGCCGCCGAAGGGATGGGAGAAGTCATCGCCGGAGGAGCAGGCCGCATTCGCAGAATATCGCGACTCCGATACGAATGAGCTATATATTCCGGGGTTGGCGATTCAGCGTGCGCTTGTCGGCGCGGCAGTGTACTCGAAGGGCAAAGGACGCGGATCGCTTCAGAAGCCAGTGGCCGCCTGTGTCACGGTCACACCGGAACGATGCTCGCTCGGTGTGAGGGAATACAAGGTGGATTCTCGCCCAGTCGTGATCGCCGCGACGAAGGGTCGCATTGTTCGTCATCGGCCACGGTTCGACGAGTGGTCATGTTCGTTCGGCATCGAGTACGACACGGAGCTATTGAACGAGGCTGACCTGCGTGCTGTGGTCAATGATGCCGGTTCGCGTGTTGGCCTGCTCGATTTCCGGCCGGAGAAGAAAGGGCCGTTCGGGCGGTTCATGGTCACAGAATGGAAATGAGATAGTCAAGGCGCGGTTAGGCAGGGCGAGGCACGGCGCGGCGAGGCAGGGCCAGGCGCGGCAAGGCGTGGCGAGGCACGGTTCGGTGAGGCAAGCTAGGATATGGTATCCATCGACGCAGTGAACATCGGTTTTGCACTCGTGGGCTTCATGTGTTGCAGCCTGATGACGATCTCGTTTGCACTCGTAGTCATCCTGCTGCGATCAACGATCAATCGAGTTCCGGTGTACGCACCGGATGCACCTGCATACAGTGGTACTCCCGAATATCATATCGAGCAGGTCGAGAAGGAGCACTGGTTGAGCACGTATCGGATGTTTGCCTCGCGCGGCTGGACGCTGATCGACAAGGCCGATTCACCGATTCTTAAATCGCATTACGAGCTGACTTTCCGTTCACGAAGGATAGGATAATGCTGATCATGGCAGTCTCGCCGCAGCAGACAATTGTCGGCACCGCCGAGGCGATGTATCATGCACATACGCCGCACTCGGACGAACGGTTCGAGCGCGACCGGCATCCGACGGTGCTGACGCTCGACGAGTTCCGGCAGCATTTGGCGTGCTTGCCGCTGACTATCGGTGAGATCACGTACCGGCGGATCACACGTGAGGAGTATCAGCGGACACGTGATGGAGGCTAACTATGTCTGAGGATACCGATCGTCTCTATCGTAATGCAGGCAAGATGACACTCAACTCTGACGCTGAGTTCTGGCATGCGATCGCGTTGGGACTCAGCGAACGATACGCGCATCGAGAACAGCAGGCACGCCGATTCGCGCGGCAGGCGCGTCATCTCTCGCATTTGCTCCGCCGAACGCGCTCGCAGATCGACGCGCTGAAAGGCCAGCATTAAACGATGACAGTGTTGAGTTGTCTCGCACTCTGGTTTATCGCCGGTCTCATTATAAGTATTGCTCTGGGTCGATGGCTGCATGATGTGAACGAGCGAGATCAGCACATAGATCGGTAGGCTTCCAGCGCGTCCACGATCACGCTCTGAATTTATGCCGAGGATGGACGACCTCCGCGATCACACAATCAGTGGAGCATACTGCGGGACGAATATCGATTGGTCTTATCCGGCGTGGTGGATGAGGCCGATCGCATTCTAGCCGCGCTGTCATTGACACTTGTTGGAATCTCGTTGTATACTGCTGTTGAGCCAGCGCGTCGTACGGTGGCGACGCGTCCACATTTGGGCAGCGGCTTGTCCTCCTGGCCGCTGCCCCCTCAACACGAAAGGATCGAGACATGCTAACTTTTGCACCAACGGATCTCAACGAACTACTTCAGTTGTTCATCGCATTAGCCGGCTTCGCTGCACTCGCATCAGTGATCGTTGATATTCTTAAGCGGTTTGGATTGCCAGATGGATCGGCTCCAACCGCTTCTTTGATCATCAACCTCATCGGTTTCGTGTTGTTCGTTATTGCCAACGTATTCAATATCGATGTTGCCGGCATCGACAAGGTGTTAGCTGGAGTTGCATCGGTGCTGACCGCAATGCTCGGCCTGCTCGGTCAACTGATCGTCTCGCGCGGTGTGCACGCCGGTCTGCGCGGTACGTTGTTCAGCTTCAGTCATGCACGGGGATAGATGATCCGCTATCTCGTCGGTCTGCGTATTCGTCTGCGTTGGCTATGTCTGGCCTGGTGGTTGCATCGGGTGCGTGTCAAATGATCGATCAGCCATTTACCTATAAGACCAACTTGTACTACATCAACATGCGACGCGGAAATTATCGCATTGAGCAAGTGGTGTCTCCGCTTCGATGGCGCCTGACTCGGCTCATCCATCCCAGGTGGTATGTATTCAAGATGTTTCATGTCTTGAGGCAACCCGATAGATATGAATCCCGCTGATCGGATCGTCTGCATCATACGCGTGCTGTGGAATGGCGTGCGCACGCGCGAGTACACCACAGCATTCGGCGCTGCATTCGAAGCGCTCATTTCACCACAGAATGGTGTGACCGTGGTGAGCTTGCGTGTACTGTGGGGGGATGTGCTGGATGAGTTCACGCGATCCGCGTAGGAACGGATTCAATTATGAGCGCGCGGCTATGGCGCTGGTCGATGCCTTATTCTCAGGCGATGAAGGCGCAGCGCGCAAACATGGCGTGAGCACAGTTTCGATCTGGAACTGGCGCAATCGTCTCAATACCGATCCCAAGCTGTTAATGATTTTTAGCAGCAAAAAGGAACAGGCTGAGGCGAATTGGTCACTCGAACTGATCCCAGCTATTCTCGCTGCAATCGACTTTCTCAAACGCGCTGCACAATCTGCCGATCCTACACAATCCGATGTGATCTATTCCATCGCGGGCGCGCTGAAGATCATGGCCGACGTACGGGCCTCTATGGATATTTTGGATGCTCGACTTGCTGAGTTCAATCGAGAGGCGCGAGCGGCAGATCAACAGATGGCTGCCGTCGAGGCCAACGAACCGAATCCCGAAACAGTCCGCATTCGCTGACTGGTTACCAGCGATCTCACCAGAACTGCATTGGGATTGGTCATATATCCGATATGTTCGCGATCATCTTGATCGGATCACATCGGGTGACGTTCACAAGCTGATGATCTTCATGCCGCCGCAGCACGGTAAGAGCGCGCTGGCAACGATCCGCTATCCTGTGTGGCGCTTGCAACGTGAGCCGAAATTGCGCGTGATCGTCGGCGCATATAACCAGTATCTCGCCGAGAAGTTCTCGCGGCAAGCACGCCGACTCGCGTCGTACTGCATGCAACTCAGCCTAGATCGCACGGCTGCTTACGATTGGGAGACGCGATCGGGCGGTGGCATGCGAGCAGCCGGTGTCGGATCGGGTGTGACGGGTATCGGTGGTGATCTGATTATCATTGACGATCCCGTGAAATCGCGTGAGGAGGCCGAGTCGCAAGCGTATCGCGATCGCGTGTGGGATTGGTATTCGAACGATCTGTATACGCGGCAGGGGCCGGACTGCGCATTTATTCTCATTATGACCCGTTGGCATCAGGACGATCTCGCGGGTCGGATTATCGATAGCGACGACGGATCGAATTGGACAATCATCAGCTTACCCGCTGAGGCAGAACCGGGTGATCCACTCGGCCGCACTACTGGTGAGCCGCTGTGTCCAGCGCGTTTTGATCTGACCGCATTGGCCGACTTTCGCATGACGCTCGGACGCGACTATCACGCACTGTATCAGCAGCAGCCGAGCGCACGTGAAGGTGGCATGTTCAAAGAGCACTGGTTGCCATTGGTCGATGCAGTCCCGGCGCAAGCGCAGCGTGTGCGCTGGTGGGATCAGGCAGCCACTGAGGCGGGCGGTGACTTCACGGCTGGCGTGCTCGTCGCTTATGCAAACGGGATCATCACCATCGAAGACGTGCTCCGTGGACAGTGGGCTGCCGGTGAACGCGATGCGATCATTCGCCATACGGCTGAGAAGGATGCACTGTACGGCCCGATCGTCTATTGGGGTGAGCAAGAGCCAGGCGCATCAGGCAAAGACGCGGCACGCGCGTTCATTCAATTACTCGCGGGCTACCCCGTGAACACCGAACCGACGACGGGCAGCAAAGAGATCGCGTGTCAACCGTTGGCCTCACAAGCACAGGCTGGCAACGTGCGAGTGAAGCGTGCCGCGTGGTCATCGGCATTCATCGCCGAAGCGTGCGATTTTCCATCGGGCAAACATGACGATCAGATCGAAGCTGCTGCGCGCGCGTTTAATAAGCTCGCGCGTTATCCGGCGCCCGCATCAGGAACGAATATAGAACTGCGTCGAGTGCATGCAGCCCGATCGCGCAGCAGTTGGCAGCGAGGATAGATGTGAAACGTAAAACGCAAACAGTTACACGCACTCATCTCAACCGCACTATCAAAGCTCTCCGCACTGATGCAGAGAAACGCGTGAAGGCTGCCTACTGGTCAGGTATGCAAGATGCTGAAGACGAGCCGCCCGTGACAGCGGGCGGTATCACCTATCAGCGCCGAGGCTATCGCAGTCGCATTACGATTCGAGACGAAACGCCGACGAGTCAGGAAGCGGCTATTGAACGCAGCTCTCGTCAATATGCTACCAACCCGTTGGCCTACGCGATTGCCAATACGCGAACAGATTATGTGTGGGGTGATGGCCCAGTCATCACCGCCGACAATGATGAGGTGCAAGCCATTCTCGACGCGCACTGGTACGACGACACGAACGACTGGGAAGGCAAAGGCGCGCAGCGCGTGCGTGATCTAGGGCTGTACGGTGAGTTATTCATCGAGGCATTCGTACGCTGGGATGGTGTTGTAGGTGATGGACAAGTCCGACTCGGTGCGATTGATTCTGCCGAGATCGATCGGATTATCACGGATGCGGATAACCGCGAAGAGATCGTCGCTGTTCAGCTCAAGGCTGTAGCAAACGAGCCACAACAGCGCGGGCGATTGCTCAAGGTCATCTGCATCGATCCCGAAACAGGACGATTGCATGGCATCAAATCGACTGAATTTGCAGTGAGTCACAGCTACGCAGCGGATGATGTGATCACACGATCGCGACGGCATTGGCGAATCGCCGAGGCGAATCGTCAAACAGATAAATTTGATTCGGGTTGGGAGAATGCACGTGCCACTGAGACGTGCTACGGTCGCGCTTGGCGTGTCAGTGAAGCGCACGGTGGCATGATGTATCAGGATCGCGTCGGTGCAGAGATCGAGGGCGTGCCATATGATGGCCAATGTTTCATTGTGCAAGTGAACAAAACGAGCATCGGTATGCGCGGCCGGCCGGATGGTCTTGCACTCATCGATTGGTTGGATCGCACTGATCAACTCTTCTTTGACATTCTTGAACACGCGGCGCTGCTGAAGGACACCGTGTGGGACTTGCTGGTCAATGGAGCAGATGAGAAAGAATTGGATAAGCAAGACAAGAAGTTCCGTGCCTCATCATCTCAAGCGGGTCGCGTCTTCGCACACAACGAATCGATCGTCCTCACGGATCGCAATCCCGATCTCAAAGCTGCCGATTGGTCATCACTATACGACACGATTCTAAACTTCCTTGCGGGCGGCGCGCGTCTGCCGGTTTATATGCTCGGCTCAGGCGGTGATGCAAATCTGGCAACAGCCACAGCACAAGGCAGCCCAACCTATCGCGGTTTCGAGACGCGGCAAGGCGTGGTACGCCGGCTGCTGATTCGCATTCTACAATACCAAGTTGACTGTGCAGTAGAGGCGAAGCGCATCCCGGAAGAAGTTGAAATACTGGATGAGAACGGTGAGCCGAAACTAGATCGCCTCGGTCTGCCGATGCGCGTTCTTGCGCGCGACTGCTTCGATGTGCAGATGCCGGAGATCAGTCCGCGCGATACGGTGGCAGCAGCAACCACGTTCTCGGCAGTGGCAACAGCAGTCACAGGTCTGTACTCGATGAAGTTGCTACCGTTGCAGACAGCCGTCGAGTTGGAAGCGCGTGCGGCTGAGCTGCTCGGTGTCGAGATCGAGATCGATAAAGTCGTCGCGGCATTGCAAACCGGCCCGGACACATCAGGCCTAGCTGATGCGCTGGACAAAGCGCAGCCAGGTGGCAACGGACAGCAGCCAAGCGCCGATCTATCTTCGTTGCTGGCGGTGATGAATCAAGGCGCGCGGCAAGAATCGAAAGGGAATGATGGGCAGATCATCGAGATGCGAGTGACACATCTCGATGAAGGACGAGCAACTGAGGATAATTCCATGCTATCTATGCAGCAGTTCTATGCTTTGATGCACGAGCTTGAATCAATTCGATTGGCACAGGATACTAGACGATCAAGTGAATCCTTGCCTGCGCCGATTATCAATATGTCTCTCAATCCCGCAGAGATGACGCTTGCAAAGACTCTCAATCTGCCTGCGCCGGTCGTGAACGTCGAAGTGCCTGTGGGCGATCTGGCCAACGCATTAGAACGCGTCATTGAATCGAGCAACCAATCGAGCAATGCTCAACTCACCAGGATGGTTGAGCTTTTGAGTCGAATCAATGAAGCAGCACAACCCAGTGATGTTCAACCTGTCATCAATATCACTGTGCCGGAACAATCGCCACCCGTTATACTCAATACAATCAACGTACCTCAACAGCCGCCGCCAATTGTGACAGTAGAAGTGCCAGAACAGAAGCCTGTCACGAAGCGAGTGATCCGTGATCGACAAGGTTTGATCACGGAAGTCAAAGAAGAGCCTGAATAACAATGGCTTTCCCGGTTGTCAGCACCAAAGGCACAACTCACGTAGATTCGGGCGTTGAGACGAGTCACGTCATTGATCTGCCTGATGGCATTGTGTCTGGTGATCTGCTCATGGTCTTTTTTTCATGTGATGGCACAGGCGATCATACCTGGCCGACTAGTCCTGCCTGGACTAGATTAGCTAAAATAAACAACGGTACTGCGACTGCCTCCATCTCGTTTGGTTATCGCATTGCCAACGGCTCCGATGGAACATCGATGACTATTGTGAGCGATAGCGAGAAGGCGGTTGCATTCAGTTGGCGGATCACGGATTGGCATGGCACGACTATACCTGAGTACGCAACGGCATCGGGAGACACAACAACCCCCGATCCGCCAAACCTAACGCCATCTTGGGGCGCTGATGATACGTTGTGGATTTCCTGGTATGGGATCAATGGAAATGGAGCTGGCACAACCTATCCGACGAATTACGCGGATAATCGAGAGTACGCGGAAACGAGTGCGGGAGGCTCAGTCTCTGGTGCAATGTGTTCTCGGAATCTTAACGCCACAAGTGACAATCCAAGCACATTCCAGTCGTCGGGAGCATCTGGCTGGGGCGCTGCCATTGTTGCAATTCGGCCCGCTGCGCCAGCTGTTGGTCAGCCAGCAATGATCCGTACTCAGGGTGTGCCGACTGCGCCGGGACGTGGAGACAGGCCAGGTAAGTGGAATTGAGAGGATCACATGAGCATTTCGAAGAACCTGCAAGTCGGCAAGGTCTACTCTATTTATCATCAGCGAAAGGGATATTTTATCGGCAGGCTACTGGATGTGATCGAGACTGAGCCAGGCGATTCTGAGCCTGTCTTGCTCCGGCTTGAGATCGATGTGAGGTCTGGCACGGATCAGGCGCGTATCGCCAACGCGGCCAACGAGGTGACGGCGATAAGGGACATCCGGCCCAGCTTAATAACCAGCATTGAGGAGACCGATCCGGCTGATTGGCAGCGTCGCGTGCATGTGCCACCCTCGGCGCCGCCACCTGAAGTGCAGCAGGCAGAAATTCTCAAGATGGCGATGAAGCTGCTAGAGAAAGAGAAGAAGCCAAGTTGGTTGAACCGATTAAGAGGCTCTCTTAAGCACTAACACATACAGTCAGGAGATGAGACAATGGCAGACTGGCCACCCAAGAAGAATGCTGCATTTATAGTCACCTTCCCGATCTACGATGCGGATGGCGATCTGGTGACTGCCGCCGCGACGCTCGACAGTGAGGTGAGCAAGGACGGCGGGACATTCACCGACTGCACCAATGAGGCAGGTGAACTCGCGACTTCATCGGGAATGTATACACTGTCGCTCACTGCCACCGAGATGAATGCGGACATCGTGGCGGTGATCACGAAGACCGGCACGGCTGGCGCGAAAACAGCGGTGAACGTGATGTATACCGCAACCCGACAGTTGGTCGATCTGGCATTCCCGAATATCAGCGGGCGTGGAATGGACATCGATGCATCTGGAGGCGCCGAGACTGGCTCATTCCAGGCGGGCGCGATCACGGCTGCCGCGTTTGCAGCCAGTGCTATCGATGCTGCCGCTATTGCGAATGGCGCGATCGATGCAGCCACGTTCGCGGCAGGTGCGATCGATGCGGCGGCTATTGCAAATGCCGCCATCGACGCGGCAACCTTCGCCGCCGGAGCCATCGATGCAGCCGCGATCGCCAACGGAGCCATCGACGCCGCAACGTTTGCGGCGGGGGCAATCGACGCAGCAGCCATTGCGAATGGTGCGATCGACGCAGCGACCTTCGCGGCGAACGCGATCGATGCGGCGGCGCTGGCCGCGGACGCCGCGCTAGAGATCGCCGACGCGCTCCTGAAGCGGGACATCGATCAGGTCGAAGCCACAGCAGCATTGCATTCACTGGCGACGGCAATCCTCAAAGCCGTGAGTCGTATCCGTGACAATGCGGGCACGCTGGAAACCTACCGTACCGATGGCGTGACGCTCCACATGAGTCAGACAGTCACCACGGACGCCGCGAATCAGCCCATCGATGAACTGACGGCGGGTGTGTAATGGCGCGCGGACGAACGATTGGATCGATGGGTCAGGCCTTCGGGCCAATGGGACAGGTCGATCACGGTTTCTTTGCGGGACAGCCGGTCATGGTACGGATGCAAGGTGTTCCGACCATGCCTGGTTACCGCGACCGACCCGGCAAATGGAACATGGAAGGCTGGCGCCAGCGTCTCGCCGCGTGGTGGAAACGCGCAGGGTTGAAGCCTGTCATCGATGAGGCATAGTCAATGTGGCTGCACCGCGCGGACGGCAGATCACAAACTTCGGCAATCTATTCGATCCGTTTGCAGTTGGGAGTGCGACTGTTTCTGTTGCCCCTCCAGCTCCTAGCCGTCCCATCATCAAGAGAGATGAGCGACGTCGTATCGAGAGGCTACAAAGAGAAGATGAGGAAATTATCATTCTGGAATCGTGACATCAGATATGGCTGACGATCCGAAACGCGGCAGCAAAGGCGACTATATCGCCACACTCGATGCACTCGCCAAACAAGCCAACCGCCTAGAAGATGAGGCTGTGCGGCGCGCTGTGCGTTTGTTGCAGGATGCACTGCGTGAGATCAATCAGCGCGTGCTGACAGCCGAAGGCTGGCGGCTAAGCAACCTGGAGAGTTTGCAGCAGCAGGTCAATGCGATCCTGGAACGGTATCGCGAGCAGGTCACTGTTGCATTCTCGGATATTCAAACATCAGCATATGAACTCGGTGCGCGAACAGTGGATGAGCCGCTCAAGGTGTCAGGTATCTCGCTGACACCGGCGCGTTTGAATCCTGCTATAGTTGCTGTGCTGCAAGGTTTCAGCGCCAACCTCATCACGAAGATCACCGAGGAAGTTCGCACATCTATCAATGCCACACTTACACAATCGATGCTCGGCCTGATGTCGCCGTTCGAGGCGCAGCGTCGTATCAGTGAGATCGTCGGCGCGAAGGACAGACTGAGTGAGCTCACCGGTATCTCAGCACGCGCGGAAGCGATCTTCCGCACCGAGGTCGGGCGCGTATACTCAATCAGCACACAAGCACGCATGATCCAGGTTGCTGAGACTGCGCCTGATATTGAGAAGGGCTGGATCGCTACGGGGGATCATCGCACTCGCAGCGGCCATCTCGAAGCGCATGGGCAGCGGGTGAAGATCAGTGAATACTTCGAGGTTGCACCAACGTTGGGTGCACCGCGAGAGAAGCTGATGTATCCGCGTGATCCGCGCGGCTCACCCGCAAACACGATCAATTGCCGCTGCCGCCACATTGTGTGGCGATCAGGTTATGGCGATTTCGTCCCGCGCACGACGCAGCGCGTCGAGCAGGAGATCGAAAGACGTGCGTGAGCCGCGCGTGCGACCCATATTCCCGCGCGACATCCCGCCTGATCTAGCACGTGTGGTCATCAGTTATGCACGTGTGATCGTGCGGATGCCATCAGAACGTGCCGAGGTTGCAGTGCGTGCAATGGAGGCGACGATCGTCGAATGGCGTAAAACCAACGCAAAACCAACGTCTTGACATCTAGGGCAATCTGTTGTACTCTAAACGCACGAATTGAATAAGCAAGACCCTTCGAGGTCACTCTATCAAGAGCACTCTAGGGCAGCCGAATGTCGGCTGCCCTTTTCGTTTTCACTGATGCCGACACCACACTCAGGCGAAACGCAAGACGAATACATTAGCCGCTGCATCCCGATGGTGCTGAACGAGGGAACAGCAAAAGACGGTAGCCAGGCAGCCGCGATCTGCCACTCGATGTGGCGCGAACACGCGAAGGCAAGTATGAGCGATGAAGTGAAACTCACTGATGCCGATCTCGCACTAGAGGCCAAGCTGCGCGGGATGGAATTTGCCACAGCCGATCCAGGACTGTTCACTGCGTGCATGAACGATCCAGATAACAAGGATCGCTATCCCACTGAGGAACAGCGCGCGCGTGTATGTGCCGTGATCCACAAGAAGATCACAGGTATCACGCCCGCTGAACACGAGAGTGTGAATCTCACGCAAGCAGGACGTATTACCCTCTCCGACATTCATCTTGAATCCCCGCTCGATAAAACCGGCCGCTCGTGGGAAGTGGTGATCATCGGCCCCGAGACGGTCGGCGATGTACAGGCCATCGAAGGCACACCGTACATCCGCTCGAAGAACAATCGGCTCTGGTCGATTGCCGCACTCGAATCAGCCGTGCCGATGTTCGAGGGCGCAAAAGTCTACGATGACCACCTCACCGATGCAGAGTTTCAACAGCGCGGCGGGATGCGGCCACCCGGACGCGATTGGCTCGGCTCACTGGTGAATGTGCGTTGGGATCGTGCGACGCAGAGCATGCGCGCGACGTTCAAGACAGTCGATGATGCTTTTGCGCGCAAGCTCGTGCGGGCGCAAGAGGGCGGAGTTCTCAAGACCATCGGGCTGAGCATCGACGTGCTGCGCGATTTCGTGCGCAAGCGCATCGGGGAATCTGTCTTTGAACTCGTAAACAAAATCACCCGCGTCATCTCTGTTGACGCGGTCGGCGATCCAGCAGCCGGCGGACGGTTCGTGCGTGCGCTGGAATCCATTCAAAACGTGCCACACGCACGGGAGGCAAACATGGAAGAGGCAATCAAGCAATGCGATCAACTGATCGCGGCGGTGGAGGCCAGCGCGTTGCCAGACGACGCGAAGGCGCAGCTCAAGGCGCAACTGGAGCAGATCAAAGCGGGTCTGAGTGCCGCGCCGCCTGCCGAAGTGGTGACACCCGAAGCGCAACAGCAGGCAACCGAAGCCAAGATCGCGGCGGCGCAGTATGCGCTGCGCACGATCGAGGCCGTGGTCAAAGCAACCAGTCAGAAGCCGGTCGAGCCGAAGCCGACGCTGTCCGACATCGATCGCAAGCTGGCTGAAGCCGATCGCAAGCTGGCCGAGGCGAATGCTACTGCCGATCGCATCCTCGAAGCGGCGCGTGTTGCACAGTCGCGGCAGGTACTCGAAGCGGCGCTGACCGAATCGGGCTTGTCAAAGCCGATTCGTGAACTGATCCGTGAGCAGTTTGAGGGACGCGCGGTCGAGGCCAACGTGATTAAAACGGCCATCGAGAAGCATCGCGCGGCATTCCTGGCTGACGATTCAGGCCGTGTGACCGATCACGGCGGCGCGCGTGCGCGCGTCAAACTCGGCATGAACGAGGCTGATCAATTCGTCCTCGGCTTTGTCCGGCGCGTGTGGGGTCCGAATGGCGTGCGCAAGTTCGTCAACGCGTTCGGCATGAAATGGAAGGATGGCGCACCGGTGATCGGTGCAGCGCAAGAAGTTATCGCCGATCCATCGTTTGGCCTGTCAGCGCGCGCGGTCGAGGGTTGGAAATCAGGCGGTGGCTCAATTGGTTCGATCCCGCTTTACTCTGGCCTGGACGAGTGGTATTGGGATTTGACCGGTGGCGGAGATCGCAGTCAAGCCGACTTCTTCGGCGAAGGCCGGTTCAGCGCGCGTGCACTCGAAGCCAACCTCAACACCGGCACGCTGACCAGCATAGTCAAGAACGCGGTCAACGTCATGTTGGCTGCCGACTACGCGGTGCAGGAGCAGTGGTGGAACGAGATTGTCGAGGAATTGGACGTAGACACTTATGACAGCGCGACTCTCGTTCGACTGTTCGGTGCAACGACTCTCTCGATCGTACCCGAAGGCGATGCTTACACCGAGCTTGATTGGGAAGACGAGGAAGAGACGGCTGCACCCGTCAAGCGCGGCAACTACATCGAAATCACCCTCGAAACTTTCCTGCGCGACAAGATCAACAAGCTCAACACGTTGCCCGATCGGCTCAGCAAGAGCTGGTACAACACCGTTGCGGATCGTGTGGCGCAGGTGTTCACAACGAACACCGCGGCCGGCCCAGTGCTCTCGGATACCGGTGCGTTGTTCAACGCAACAGCAGCCACCAGCGCGGGTGGACACGCTAACTTGCTCACAACGGCAATGTCTTGGGCAGCCATCAATGCTGCCGTGATCGCCATGAAGAAGCAGACCGATCAGCCGCTCGGTGTCGGTCGCCGACTCGGCCTCGATGTCATGCCGACGCATGTGCTCGTGCCGATCGATCTCACTGCGACAACCGAACGTATCATCGACGCTGAGAAAATACCTGGCAGCGCAGACAACGACCCGAACCCCTACTATCGCAAGATCAAAGTGCTGGAAGTGCCGGTCTGGACGGATGTAACCGACTGGGCACTCGTTGCTAAGCCTGGTGGTGTCAGCCCGATCAAGCTGATCTGGTTGCGCGGCAAGCGCACGCCGGAGCTGTTCGAGGCATCCGACGAAAAGACCGGTGCGCTGCTGACCAACGATGCGATCCGCTACAAGGTGCGGCAATTCGGGTTTGAGTTCTCATCGACCTATCGCGTTGCACCGGTTGCCGATTGGCGCTCGCTGCACAAGTCCAACGTCGCGGGGTAGCTATGAAAAGCAACTTTGAGCTGAAAGGTTGGTTAGCTGTCGGCGTTACTCTCGCGGCAGCAGTGGCACTCATTCTGTCTGTGACGCTGCTGAACAGACGCGAAGTGATCACCGTTGAGCCATTCGGTGTCACGCACTTCGGTGCAGTGCATGTCGATGACGGCTCGGTATCAGAGCCGTCGTTGGGTTTCACTGGCGATACCGACGTGGGCTTTTATCGCGTCGGCGCGAATGACATCGGTGTCAGTGCGGGTGGGTCGAAAGTCGGTGACTTCACCTCGGCCGGTTGGACAGGTGGTGTCAGCGTCGGTAGTAACGATTTGACTGGACGCAACATCACAGCAACTGGAACGTTGAGTGTTGGAGGCGCATCAAGTATTGCAGGCGCAGCGACCTTCAACGGTGCAACGGATTTCAACGCGGCGATGAATGTCGATGCGAATGGCGATTTTGATAGCCTCAGCACCGCTGGCAACATCGATATGACAACGATGAACAATACGGGTGCAGGCGCGGTCACGATCAATGATGAATTGAACGTGAACACGACCATCAGCAGCACCGGTAACATAACTGTGGGCGGTTCATTGGTGTTGGATGGCGTCGCGTTCACCGGTCCGCTCGTCGGTTTCACTGGCAGCGTCAGCAATAATGTGTTGCTGGCGCACGGTGTCGGAACGACCCCGACCGAAGTGATCTGTGGAATCGTCAACACGGGCGCGCTCACTGAGACGGTGTATATCAGCGCGACGAACGCAACGAGTGTCACGCTGGGTGTGTTCGATATTACGGGCGCGGCCTGGACGGATAACCTCACGGTGCATTGCATCGCAACACGTTAAGGAGCTAACATGGGAGACTTGTTTACCATCTCGTTCGTCGAAGGTGAAGTCGGTGTTACACTCGGTGCGCTGTTTCGGTATCTCACGTTCGACTTCCCGTTTACTATCGTCGGGGTGACCTGTTCGCCATCGGCTGATGACGCGGGTCTGACCATCGATATCAATGACAATGGATCGGCGGCCATCGATGGCATCGTCTGCGCGACGAAGGCCACACCGGGCACGTGGAAATCGACGCATCTCGGCGGTGCACAAACACCCGTTGCTGTTGCCGCTGGCAGCGTGATCTCGTTTGATGCCAACAGCGCGGCAGCCGATACACGCGTGGGCATCGTGATGACCTGCTTGCTCGGCGCGAAGAATGCCTAAACTCGAAGAAGCACTCGAAGGGCTGAATATCAAAGCTGCCGACGTGTTGGCCTGGCATGAGTATCCTGATCGCGTTGTCGTCGTGTTGATCAGCGGGCCGAAGCTCACTTGGCCGCCAGCAGTTGAGCCAACAGGAGCACCGGCACCGGAAGTCAAGGCATCCGACGAAGCGCGGCAAGCTGCCGCCGAGTTGGGTGTTGATCTGAAAGACGTTGAGGCGCATCGCGAGAGTGGCAAAGTCTCAGCGAAGGACGTGCGACTGCACAAGAGCAAGAAGTAAGCTCAATGGAGCCAGTTGAGCGCGGCGGATGCGGTGAACCCGCGCGCCGCGCTCATTGTTTTAGAGAGGATCAGATGGATACATTCCGGTGGGACTTCACAACGAACGCCAGTGGTGTAGCCTCCAAGACGACGCCGAATCTGAACGGCAGGCTCTACGGTGTTGCGGTCGTCCTCGGCACAGCAGCAGCAGTGGACGTGACGATCGCTAATGCTGAAGCGATCACGCTCTTCACTAAAACTACACTTGCAGCAGGAATGCACTTAGTGCGCAAGCAGGTTGAAGATGCAGCGGGTGTGGCACTAGTCTATTCGGCTGGCAATGCTGTAGAAGACATGCAGCCAGTTGTCGGCCCGCTCACGCTGACCATCGCCAACGGTGGCGATGCCAAGACGGCGAGCCTGATCCTCTATCTGGAGCCTTGATGTGGATAGGAGAGTATGGTTCACTGGCACTCTGATCGGTCTCTCTATGTGGATCGTGATCACCATTGCTTTGCTCAAGATCGCGCAGATGATAGGACTGATGTAGATGGCACGCCGTATCTTGCAATCCGATTTCACCGATAAACTCGATGCCATCCTGCGCGGCATCGATGCACGGCAGGTGACAGCAGCGGATAAAGTGCTGGCGCTCGATTCGGCGCTCTCGCGTTACAGCCAGGACAAACCACGGATCCGTACAGTAGACTTCGCCGGTGACAGCAGCGCGTACTACATTCTCCACGGTCAGATCGTGAATGTGGCCGACACGACGCGTGATGCAGCAGTCGATGTGACCAGCAGCGGCGCGGATCAACAGTTGGCGATCAAGTTTACTCTCTCGCGCCGGATGCAGGTGCACGCGGTGCGTGTGCTATTGCGACGCACGGGCAGTCCAGCCGGTACGATAACCTGCCAGATTCGCGGCGACTCAACGAGCCTGCCCGGATCAAGTGCGCTACAAACGTCCAACAGCCTCACATCATTAACTGCGCTGCCGCTCGGATTCGAGGCGGGTAAGGTCGAGTTTCAATTCGCCGATCCGCGTCCATTGGCAGCCGGCACGTACTATGTGGTGCTGGTGCCATCGAGCTATAGCTACACGAATGGCGCAACCGAGATCGTGTTGGGTGTCGATCAGTCCAGTGTGGCCAATACGCTGTTTACCTATAACGGTACAGTGTGGACCGCGTATGGCACAGCCAGCGCCGGTGTGATCGAGGTCATCGCATCACTGCCTGATTGGTCGTATCGGGACTCCAACATCAAGGATGCCGACATCCCGGCACCGACGATCTCGGCAGACGAAGTGCCACAGCTATTGGAGGACGAGGACTTTGAGATCATCTTGGTCGATGACACCGAGTACCTCTACCTGCCGAATCATCGACCTGCATCGACTGATACGATCCGTCTGTATTATCCAGGCCGCTATGTATTCAATGGATCACCGGCAGCAGTGGACATCCCATTGGGACACTTCGAGGCAGCATGCTCACTCGGTGCGCATTACGTCTGCGTGTGGCTGGCAGCGAAGTACGCGCAGAACATCGACAGCGGTTTATCTGCCGACATCGCGGATCGGCGCAATCAGAGCGACGTGTATGCCAGCCGCGCCGCTAATTTTCTGCGCGAATATGAGGCACTGCTTGGCATCGGTGAGGAAGCTACAGTGACTGCCGCGATGAAGTTTGGCGATCTCGATCGTGGCACGTACTCGCCGCGTGACTTCATTTATCACGAGAAACGCAGGCGATAGAGAATGGCACTTAGCGAGCTGACCCTAGCAATGCTGACACTGGCAGGCTATTTTCAACCTGATCAGTCCGTGGCAGGACAGGAACACAAATATAGCAGCGTCATGGCCGATTTGCTGAGACCGATTTCTTATCGCATTGCAGATTGGGGACAATACCATGTTCCCGACATGGAGCTTTATCGAAAACTCGACGACTCATCGCTCGGACGGCAATATAAGATTTATGTCACGGTAAAATATGGATTGCACACAAACAATCCATTGGACATTCTGCATCTTATCCAGAACGAGCGAGTTGCTTCATTCTTGATTCGTTTAGGTGAGGTGAATATCTTCGACGAATCACCGGAATATGATGTAGTCATGATCGAATGTTCCGGCGAGGGTCTGATTGCACTCAATGGACTGGTCTCAAGCTCGCTCATCAATTCTGACACATATCCTGAGTATCATCCGCATGCAACAATAGCCCACGTCAAAAAAGGCATGGGACGGGCACACATTGGAGCGATGGAATTTAACGGCCTCGAAGCTCAGATTGATAGTCTGATGTTTTCAGCACAAGATGGTCGGCAGACAGCTATTCCACTTTATGGAGTTGAACTGTGACGATGGCTGATCCGTTGTCCATCGAGATCGATACCTCACAAGTGGATCGCTTCGTGGCGAAGTTTCCAATGAGCGGGCCACGCATTGCCGAACGTGAGTTGCGCATCGGATTAGACGATGCGCTCGGCTACACGGCAGCGCAAGTTGTCGAACGTGTGCCAGTGAACACCGGCGTGCTACGCGAGAGCATCTATGATGAGATCACTGGATTGAGAGTGAGCATCAGTGGCATCGATCTAGAAGGCGTCGTGTCGAGCAGCGATTATGAGCCGAAAGTGAATGCAGTCGAGTTTGGGCGCAAGCCGGGCAAGATGCCGCCGGTCGAGGCCATTGCACTGTGGGTGCGGCGCAAGGGATTAGCCGGAACGTATAAAGTCGCGGCCAGCAAGATCGGACGGCATGCGCGCACTGGCAAACGCGAACAGCAGCGCAAAGAGGATTGGAGCCTGGCCTGGGCGATCGCGAAAAAAATCAAACGCGTTGGCACGAAAGGCGCATTCATGTTCACGAAGGCGTTTGAGGCATCGCAAACCTACATCGTCAAAGTCATGGACGCAGCAGTGGATCGCATCCTGAACGCGTGGTCGAAGGAATGACAGTATCCATC